AATGTTGTGCGTTCTTCCTCTGTGCCAACAATACCATACACAAGCGATACCAACACCAGCCTCCTCCTCAACTTCACCAACGCTGGTATCTATGACGCTACGTCTAAGAATGATCTTGAGACGGTTGATGGTGCTCAGATAAGCAATACAACAGCTAAGTGGGGAAGCACGAGTATTAAGTTTGATGGGACGGGGGATCGGTTACAAATACCAGATAACAATTTATTCACGTTGGGAAGTGGTGATTTCACTATTGAGTTCTGGGCTTATACAACTACAACTAACAATCAAACGGTAATCATACAAATTGATTCCGGTGGCTCAACAACAGCCCTATCTTTTGGCGTACAAATCAATACCTCTAAATGGAGAGGTATCTTAGCAAGTGGATCAACTTTTTATTCTGTTACGTCATCAGCAAATGCAATTGCAAATCAGTGGAATCACATTGCTTTTGTGCGGAACGGAAATACAGGTACTTTGTATATCAACGGAACGGCTGATGGTACTGTTAGTTTAACTGGAGTAACAATTAACGATAGTTCTCAGGTGGTGTCTATTGGTGGGGAAATAAGCGGTTCTACTATGCTTAACGGCTACCTACAAGACCTACGCATCACCAAAGGCTACGCTCGTTACGTCACCGGCACCGGAGCCAATGCAGGAAAGATGGTGTTTAACGGCACCAATGATCTTGCACTCCCAACAGCAGCGTTTCCCACACTATAGGAATAGACCATGCAATACTGGACAAAGAACGGGTCTATCCCAAGCACTGAAACAGATGGCACAGAAGGCTGGCAACAGGCTCCAGCACCACCGACAGAGGTTCCTGCTGACAAAGAGGTTGTATGGCTAAACTGGGAGTGGATTATCCGTGACCCTAAGCCAGCAGACAGAGCAGGTTATCAGTGGAACTGGAACCATGCAGACAGGGCTTGGGTAGAGAGTGCTTGGCAGACTGCGCCAGATGCTTTGCCGGAACTGCCAGAATTAACTACTAGCCAAGGAAGCAACTACACAACATCACAAGCAATATAAACAGGACAGGATATGACACTAAAAATTTGCGTATACGCAATCGCAAAAAATGAAGAGCAGTTTGTAAAAAAGTTCTGTGATTCGGCAAAAGATGCCAACATGATCCTGATCGCTGACACAGGATCTACTGATAACACTGCAAACCTAGCCAGAGAATGCGGCGCTATTGTCTACGATATATCGGTTAAGCCTTGGCGTTTTGACATGGCTCGAGATACGGCGCTATGCCTTATTCCTGGCGACTACGATGTTTGTATTTCTCTAGACCTGGACGAGGTTTTAGAACCCGGATGGCGCGAGGAAATTGAGCGCGTCTGGACTCCTGAAACAACCAGACTTAGGTATAAGTTTGATTGGGGTCACAACATTCTGTTTTATTACGAGAAAATCCATCATCGAGTTGGCTACCATTGGCATCATCCGGTTCATGAATATCCAAGACCAGATCAGCGCACAAAAGAAATCTACGCGCACACAGATAAACTTTTAGTTTCCCATCATCCCGATCCGACGAAAAGCCGCGGACAGTATTTAGACCTTCTAAGGATGGCGGTAAAGGAAGATCCGCGATGCCCACGAAACGCTTTCTACTTTGCGCGTGAGCTGACTTTCTACAGTCTTTGGGATGAGGCGATTACCGCTTTGAATTCCTACCTCAACATGCCAGAGGCAACGTGGCCTAACGAGCGGTGCTATGCCATGCGTTTGCTGGGCAAAGCCTACGATCACAAGCAGCACCCTTGGGAAGCTCTTAAATGGTATCGCATGGCCATAGCTGAAGCGCCGGGAACGAGAGAACCTTGGGTTGATGCGGCAATGTCTTTCTATATGAAATCAATGTGGAAAGAATGTTTCCATGCCGCTACAATGGCGTTAGAGATCAAAGATAAGCAACTGGTTTATACCTGCGATCCTGAAGTTTGGGGATCTAAGCCTTATGATCTGGCAGCAATCTCAGCCCATAATCTGGGGCTTAAAGACGAAGCGATACGATACGGGCAGGCGGCGTTAGACCTTTCGCCGGATGATGAACGACTCGCTAGGAATCTTGCATATTATGGACTCGCAGACGCTGCTTAACATTGCCTTTGGTGTTCTTTCTGCTGCATTCGGTTGGTTCTTCCGGGTGGTTTGGGAGGCTCAGCAGGAGTTACAGCGCGACCTTAGAGACTTAGAAAAAGGCTTGCCCCATGCCTACGTTCTAAAACCAGACTACGAGAAAGACATCAGCGACATAAAAAACATGCTCGCTAAGATCTTTGACAAGTTGGACGCAAAGCAAGACAAATGAGTTTTGAGACAGCATACGACAAGATGATGGTTGATGAAGGTGGCTATATTCTTCATACAATCCCAGGCGATACCGGCGGCACAACTTACGCAGGCATAGCGAGAAACAAAAATCCACAGTGGGCCGGATGGTCTTTTATAGACGCTAAACAAACGCCACCCACGGAATTAGTCAGAGACTTTTACAGGTCAAACTTCTGGAACCCAATACGCGGTGATGAGCTTAACCCTGCTATTGCTCAATCCATCTTTAATTTTGGTGTTAACGCTGGCGTATCAGTTGCAGTCAAACTTGCTCAGATTGTCGCTAAAACCGCTCCTGATGGGGTTATAGGCCCAAAGACCATATCAGCCCTAAACAGCATGACAGAAGAGCTTTTTATTGCTCACTACGCTCTTGCAAAAATTGCACGATACAGAGACATCGTGCAGCGCGATAGAACTCAAATTAAGTTCCTCCTTGGTTGGGTAAATCGAGCGCTAAGGCTATGAACCCGCTAGGTATAGGCGCAATCATTGACTCGGTTGGAAAGGTTGCTAGCGACCTTATAACAACGGATAAAGAGCGTATAGAGCTAGAGTTAGAGGGCAAGCGTATAGATCAAGCAACCGATCTAGCGCAAATGGAAGTCAATAAGACTGAAGCGCAAAACCAAAACTTATTTGTTGCCGGCTGGAGGCCAGCGGTCGGATGGGTTGGCGCTGCGGCTATGGCTTATCAGTTTCTTGCATACCCGCTACTGGTCTGGTCTTGGACATGGATGCAAGCAGAGCAAATCGTTCCGCAAGATGTAAAGCCTCCGCCGATGCTTGATACCGAGGCTTTGTGGGTTATTCTTTCCGGGATGTTGGGGATTGCTGGGATGCGGAGTTTTGAAAAGACGCGTGGTGTAGCTCGGTAAGTTTACGTTTCACCATATCACCTACCGAGTCACCGTGGTGTTTTGCAATCTGCTCAATTAGCGGGAGCCGCCGAGTCTTAGGCTTCGATAAAAGCCAGTGAGCCCAATCCTCGATGACCAGCGGCAAAACTTTTTCATAAGCCTCCGCAATTTCCGATCTATCACTGTTCTTCACTTCTTTGATAATCGACAGCCAGTTCTCCGAGGCTCCAGGCTCGAAATGCTTTATGCTTTTCGATGGTGTCTTCGCACTCTGTGGAGGGCGGCTTCCAGCCGTACTGTCGCCAGATTTCCTCGACGGGTTTGAAAGTTCGCGGGGTTCTTTGCTCGGCAATTAACTCTCTCCAGCTCATGCTAGTTTCCTTTGCATTGTGTCAACTTCCTCTAAAAAAGTCATTACGTCTTTCTCTAGGTCTTCAATGTCCTTGGGATCTGGTTGAAACCGAACAACAAACAACTGGAGATGCTCGGGTAACCGCGGGTCAAACGAAACAAAATCAACCCACTCTCTACCGGTACAGGCAAGCTGTGCAAGCATCTGGTGTTTGTGATCCGATGGCGGTTCGCCTTTCATCATCCAAGTTAAATGCGTAGACGTTTTTGGGCATTTGATTTCTAGTAACCCGTCTGTCCAAACAAGACCATCAGGCGAAGCTGCAAAGTTTGGAATCGTTGGGTGATTGACGATAGCAACCTGCTCAACCCAAATGCCCGTTTTTATTTCATACGCAGCCCGAGCAAGCGGTTCGTTAGCCGTTCCCCATTCCATATAAGCATTTGTATAAGACTCGATTGGTGAGCCTGTAAGACGCTCTGTGATGATGTCGGCTATGTAGTCGGCTCGCGTTGCCGTACCTTTTTTTGCTCTAGCAGCGGAGACGCGGGAAGCTGTCACCTTCCCGAGCCGAGCAAGTTTCCATTCCTCGGTTCCCTGCTCCATCAGAACGGAACCTCTTCATCGTTGTCGACCTCGGCCTTGGGTCTGCCGCTCAACATTTGCATCTGGTCGGCAACGATCTCAGTGGTGTACTTATCGTTACCGTTTTTGTCTGTCCACTTTCGTGTTTCGATACGACCTTCGACGTAAACCTGGGAGCCCTTCTTTACGTACTTATCGACAATCTCGGCCAGCTTTGCCCAAAAGACAACGCGATGCCACTCAGTCTTTTCCTGGCGCTGACCGTCTTTTTCTTTCCACGAATGTTTGGTTGCTAACGTCAGAGTGCAAACCGCAACCCCTGCGTCTGTGTACTTAGTCTCTGGATCTTTGCCAGCGTTACCAATGATGATCGCTTTGTTTACCGAACCCATACTTTTCCTCTTTCAAATAACCAACCGATTGTTGTGCGATGTGCTTGCTCCCACATTGCTTCTTTTTCCTGCTTATTCATTCTGTGCCCTTGGTCTATAGCCATGTGGCACCTGTAGCAGAGCGCTGCGATTCTGTAATCGTGTGCCTTTATCCCTTTTCCTTTCCCGTCTCGTAATTGATTGCTGTGCGCGGCGACCACCGTTCCATCTTCAGCGCCGCAAAGCGCACACTCAAATTCGCGTACGGTTTCTAACAGTTTTTGATTCCTAAACAAGTTTCATCTCCGCGCGATTAGAGGCTTCCTGAGAGCGCCAGACCTCGATGTGGGCTTGAGCCGAGATCATCTTCCATCTCAATGCTTCCTCTTGTTCTACAGCCCTTTTAAGCTCTTTTAAAAGCTCTTGATAGTCTTCGTGAGCGTAAGCATCACGCTCTTGAGCTGCGACCGAACCCTCCATGTTTTGCATCAGCAAAGCCTTCTTTACCTTGCGAAATTCCTCAAGATAAACGCGCTCTGCCTTTGCTTTTGCGATTAATTCGGAGTGCTTATAAATAAACTCAACTGCTTTATTGGGAGTCATTTTGCAGTGATCCCTAGCGCTGCCTTGGTTTGATCTTTAACCTTAATGATCTGCTTTTGCAGATTAGGATAATCCTTGTATTCTTTGTAATACTTTTCATACACTTCTTTCAGTGTCTCTTTGCTGGCGGCAGCAATCTCCATCAGTTTTTCTGTGAACTCTGGGGTTTCTGCTCGTACTTCGTGCGTGGTTGCGTCTGCATCGTTGTCGCCTTCTGTTGGGATGCAAAACGTCTGGAAAGCTGCGTACTTATAAGCGGCGCTCATGGCTTTGTTAGTAGCTTTGTCACCTGAATCCATCGCTTCGCCAAACGTTTTAACCGTGTGCTTGGTTCCGTCGTGAGACGAGACAAAGTCGAACTCAGCCTCGACCACGACATAAAAGAGTGACGATCCGCTTTTGCCCATGCGCTCGGAGACTTCCCGACGCATAACCCGAGGCAGTATCACCAGACCGTGTTTGGAAATGATCGGTGCTAGCGCGTTGTAAACATCATCAATCCCACGGAAGTTGTAGGATTGCTGAGCATTCTTTCGGTCTTTCGAAATTCCATGTTGGCAAAGATCAGCCGATACTTTTGCGATTAAGTTGTAGACGTTCATCTTTACCTCACGAACAGAAACATCAGGAGACCGTAAAACATCCCTAACGCTACGAAAGCCATCCATTCTATTTTCCTCATGATTGTTTCCTAGTAGGGGCCGAAGCCCCAGTTATTAATACAAATCGACGCTGAAACCTTCTTCCAGCATCATTTCGTAAAACTCAGGGAGTTTTGATTTGGGTATTTCGCAAGAAACTCCGCCCCAAATGCGCTGCTGCGCTTTTGCCGTGTGGGCAAGTACTTTAAAGGAAGTGGCTGAGAAGTCAGCATCGAGAATTTGAAAGTCGCTCATAAGAGCCTCCGTAAAAAAAATTAGGATCTGATTGATTACCGTGAAAAGAATCTTATAAGATAACTTATCGTAGGTGTGACCAAAACATGATCAAGCAGACGAAAGGCAGGTTCTAGCAGATGAGCGGCAAATCACCGACGCAACGATCACTAGAAAAGCTACGGTCTGAAGGCTATCTTTGTCAGATCGTTGAGCGCTGGAACCCTCATGCTCGCATACGCCAGGACTTGTTTGGCATAGGCGACATACTAGCGATCAGGGAAGGTGAGACGCTCTTAGTGCAGACTACAAGTCGAGGTAATGTGGCTGCAAGGGTGACAAAGATTCAAGAGTCTGAGCATCTGTCTACGATCCTGGCGGCTGGCTGGAAGATCACCGTTCATGGTTGGGGAAAGCTGAAAGCGGGATGGACTTGCAAGATTGTGGATTTCTAATACAATCAAGTTG